GTACGCATGCTCTCTAAAAAAACCCCCTGTGAGCGCGAGCCTTTGCGGCTGTTGCATGGCTTACAGCATGAGACCATATTCGAAATCTCGATTGCCAGTTCTGGTGCTTTGCTAACTGGAATGATGTGGTCAATGGTCATGTCCTTGCCCTCATATCCACAGTAATAGCAAGTCCAGCCATCATCAGCTAACTTGCGTAATCGAACCTCTTTATACTTACGGCTTAATCGAGGGTCATTGCGCTTAGTACTCAATGCCAACCTCTTTGCTTCCAATGGCTCCATGCTTTGCATGTATCACCATCATATCTATGATCTATGTACTTAAGCCCAAAGTGTATCTGTTCAATAGGACTCTTGTCTTTGACTATAGGATTCTTAAGCTGTAGTAATCCATATACATAGCTCTTAGTAGGACTACTTAGATTGCCAATAGCTTTATCGTTCCAAGCGCTTTCCTTACCAATCAATCTGGCTAAACATGTAGCTTCTCTTTTATCTAATGCTAATCGAACATATCTCTTAGGATCAATTGCTTCTATTGAGCCACTATCTGCACTAGCCATTGGTATAGATAGAGATATCCCAATAACGAAGGCTACCCCGCGCGCTATCCGCAAGCGGCGCGCTGTGAGCCCTTTAAGGGCTCTAGCCGTTAGAGTACCAGACCAGTCAAGCACGTGGATAACATGGGCGTGGCGTGAGCGTACTTTAACCTTTTGTACCAAAGTTATCCACAGGTGTGCATAACTCTCTATTCGCAACATGGGAACTCCACCACTATAGATGGGAAGGGCGCAGGTGCTAATCCATCGCCAAATTTAATGCGCCCTCTAACGAATTTAACATCAGCATTAGGCAGAACTAGATCATGAAACCATTTAGTGTCAGTCCTAGCTGGTAGCAACATAACTACTAAGTCCTTGTGCTGCGAAGCCTTTAGAACCCAGTCCTTAATGCCCCTGCCGTAAGGTGGATTGCACCATACATGACCGTACCAGTCAGCCTCGAGGCCGTTCCTGCGTGACTCATCTGGGTGATCTAAGCCAAACCACTCATCACACTTATGGTTGGTGCTTGAAGCTGCTACATCAAGGTCAAACTGGAATATCTCGTTCAGGCCATTATAGAACTGTTGAGGAGTAGCCCAGTCATCTGTTGCACTGGGTGGCATGTAGCCTTTACTTATCTGTTGAATAGAACCCACCGGACTTAAAATGGACTGGGACACTTGAATACACCTTTCGCATGGGCTCACTACAGAACGGACATTCAATCCCGTCATGAACCTTGGACATGGATAGTTCTTTTTCTATACGAGCATCAGCTTCACAATCATCGTTATCACATTGAAACTCATACACGGGCATTAGATAACCCTTGGCAAGTACGGCATGGCACTTCCTTTAATTTCCACGATCCGCATTGTGCGCATCTTTCAGGTTCTAATTGTACCGAATCCTTCTGAATATCTCCGTAACCAGCCTTAAGCAATAGATCAACCAAGTCTTGAAACCGCATAAATGCGAGGTACTGGCTGCAGTCCTCTCCTTGTCCATTCATGCGACACACCACGGCACTTAGCTGTTTGCCTTGTGACCTTTTCTCGACTTGTTTGATCCATGCCAGAGGTGAGAACTCAGAACGAGCCTTTATCTCAATGTCGAACGGAACATTGTGAATGTCCTTGCCCGCACCTCTACCGACGCTTGCGCTTCTCCACCAAGTTTGTAAATAGGAGACAATTACTCGCTCAGTACGAAAGCCCCGATCCTTACGATGGCGTGTCATAGGTGATTGATATCCTCACACTTCTTACACAACCATTGAACTAGCCCGTCATCACGGGTGTACTCGTTACACATAACATCATCATCGCATAGATCGCAATTAGTCCAGCCGAATGAACCGGCATTGAAGTTATATGTGTGACTCATGCTTTACCTGCTGAATTGACCGTGTGGCAATCCTCGCAGACCCACTCTTGAAGCAAGTATCTATTGCGTATCTGGGCTCTTGTTGGGAACTTATTACACAACTGACATATCAGCTTATAACCCAACTCCTCAAGCAGTTCAGCATTCTCTCGAAAATTGGCTCTTTGCTCCTCGTTAGGGAACTGTTCCCATTCACCATCTTGATTTAAGAACTGTATGTATCCCATCAGCGTTTCACCTGTGGTTTCCATTGTCCGGTCTCTTTATCAATCTCGTACCAGATAGGTTCACAGCGTTCTGCATCTCCTAGAATCTGAGCCATGCACTTCCAATGACCCCAAGGCTTACCGGCTTTAGTCGTTCCTGTTTTCCAGACACGCGCACCATGGATACAACTCTCGTCTATCGGAGTGCCACCAAGGACAGCCTTCACCGTCTCTACAGCTTGCTCCATTGTTGTCACCGGTGCAGCAGTCTGGATTGTCCAAGGATCACTCTCTTTCTCTACTGGTACATATTGCTGTGAGGTCTCAGCCATCTTAGCCTTGACTTCATAAAGTTTAGCCCTTACTTCAGATTGAGCAGCGACCTTGCTCATCTCCTCGCGGCTCGCGCGCTTTGATGGATCACCTTTAGGGCTATAACCTGCGTTTGCTAAAGCCCTTGCTAGCGCTGAGGTTTCACAGTTCTCAAGAGCAGAAGTAGAATTGACTCCACGACCCGCGACCGTCTCCTCTGCGAGCCCAGAAGCCCAAGGGTGTTGATCAACTTCAGTTCTAAAGATAAACGCCTGTACGATAAAGCGCGCTTGACCTGCTTCAATAAGTTTAGTCTCAATTCTGCCATCAGGGTTATCCTTCCAAAATAGTTCAAGTCTTTCGGCACATGTTTGATACTCAGCTAGATTAAACATATAGATCATTCTCCTCTGTGTGAAGTTGTCCTGCTATAGCGAAGTACGCTGCGCCATCGATGTAATTGTCTGGCTTACCAGTCTCCATGCTCCTTGCGATTTTGACCAATGCCAGACACATTGCCACCTGATAATCTGTAACCGGCATTTCGAGGTATGCGCTCCAGAGTGCTGCTGTCCTCGACATATTGTCTGACGGGTGACCGTAATCAAGTCCTCTGTCTTGGATAGTAGCTCTCGCTTCGTTGAGGTAATCACGGGCGTTCATCGATTAACCTGATATTGGCGCTCTTTGTCCTCGTAATGGCGGCGAACAGCCATTCGACCCTCGACCTTGCCATCTGAGTTTCCGGCGTAATAGCCAAGTCCATAAGTGATGACTGAGAATAAAAAAGTCATAACATAAACATTCATTATGCAGCCGCCTTAATTGCATCCTCAACCAACAACCATTCATCGGCATCCGCTAATCTCACAATTTGAATGAGTTGATCCGAATCTAGCATTGTTAAATCTTTTGAAAATACCTTTGCATAAGCCTTGATTCTTATATACTTTGATGCGATTAACATATTTAGCCCTTTCGTATTGGGTATTTCCCTTTACGAGTAGAACTTTACATCAGTCTTATCCGACAGCCACCCTTTTTAGATAACGAAACGATAACGATTTGAGACGGATCCTCATCCTCAAAGTCAGGAATCCCAATCTCACCGCACTCTGCCATATACCTTGCCCTGCACTATAAAGGTGCCATTCTTTTCAATGTTGATGATGTCCACTTGAACCGTAGAATTATGGACATACATTATGGCAAAGGCTTGCTGCCAATTAGCCGTTCCCTTGGTGTATGAGGCTTGTCTGAAGTCCATGAGATTACCTACCTCAACTCCATGCAGAACACGCCCTAAACGCCCGCCAGAGGCTTCTGTGAAGGCGCTACGCCCTGCCCTGTGAGTATGTCCTGAGATGACATTCTTTCCATGCCTACGGGCTGCTTCAAGGGCTGATAACCCACCCTGCTGTTTGATAGGTGTGTGATCTCCGTGGACTGCAATCCAGTTAGGGGCTATGTTCATCGGGTTCTTATGGAAGGTTATGCCTAGCTCATCGAACTTCATGAACTTCTCAAAGCGCAGCTCTGGCAAGGATAGGAATGAGGGAATCTTTTTCATGATGATGTTGTAGAGCCGGTCTGTATGGTTAGATCGTATGCAGTCTGTAACCCCTAGTTCCCATAGGAGATTTACGCAGCGGTCTCGGTCATCGCCAAGGCTCTGCTCATAGGCTTGAGGTGTACCTTCTGACCACTTGCTTATGGTCTGAAAGTCAATCTCATCACCAATGGTTACGGTCTGGTCTGGCTTAAACTTCTGTAAGAATCTAGCTATGTTCTGAGTTAGGTGCGTGTCCTCAAAGGGAACTTGCAAGTCGCTCAGAATTACGATTCGCTTCATTAGTCCTCGTCATCGTCATCGTAGGGTATGTTGTCGATTCGATTGGGAAGGTTAGGAATTAGCCAGTCAGGGAAGGCTTCACGATCAGAGAGCAGCCAGAAAGCATGAGTCTCTGAGAAGCCAGACTTGCGCAAGCTCTTATAGAACTCGTTAAGGGCTATCGCATAAGCATCGAGCGCGCTGTAAGTATCGAGGTCGATGACTGGTCGCTTCCTTGCCATGGGATAAGTGTTACTTACCTAACATCTCGATTATGGTATCGACACGCGTCTCTAAACGATTGACCTGATCCTTAATGCTTGAGCCACCATTGGGCTTAAGTTCTGTCAGGTAATGCTTAATCATAAACTGTGTGTAAGTTGCCACGCCACCAAGGACTGTGATTACTCCTACAGCCCAAGCTGCGAGATCAACTGCGTTCATCGTTTAGGAGTTGCGTATCCGAATACGCCAGCCACGATTGAACCGAGGATAGAGCGATAGTCCAGAGCAAAGTTTGAGGTTGTACCCCAGACTGCTAGGAACGCTCCAAGAGAAACTATTGCTGGGTGCTTCATGTTCATGCTGTGCCGCCTATCATTGGGATATTAAAGAACGAGCCATCTGCATCGCCCTTCTTAGTGAAAGAGATATGGCAATGATGGTCATGCGCGTTAATTCCAGAATACTTTCTGAAACGCCACCCCATGCGAGGCGATGCAATTTTGCCTGCGAATATGATGTACGCAATACGCTTGCTTGGGTCAGACTTTGCAAAGAGTCGTATCTGATCCGCAAGGTCAGGCATGAGGTCAGGCTTTTTCTTTCCAGATAAATCCCTGTCAATATCAATGGCTCTGACGATACCTTTTGCATCAGGATTGTGGTCAGAAGTACGCGATGAATGACGGGCATCGCCAACGACCCCATCTGAGGTTCGATCTCTGTCTGGGTAAGAATCATCAATCTGCTGCCTTAGCTGTTGTCCAGCCTTGCATAGTTTCCAACTCATGCCAGCAATAGCTTCGCTTCGTCTGCTGTAATACCTAGGCGCTCAAGTAGAGCAGCTTTAGCCTGTGCATCTGCCTCAGCCTTTGCGTCGGCTTCTGCCTTGCGCTCTGCTGCTAGTTCTGCTTGATAGGTAAGTTCTGCTACCTCAGCATCGGTGAGTTCAATGATTGACTCCACGCCTGTTGAGCAGTCGATTTCGATTCGTGTTGGATTAGGCATTTTTTACTCCATATAGGTAGATGGTTGAGTATTGAACGAAATTAGTACCGCTGTCAGGTGTAAAGGTAACTTGGTTTATTGCTGCTGTATTACTCCATAAGTTAGCGGCAAAACCAGCGTAAGCAGTAGTGCCGTTGTTTTCTGAAACACCATCGTTTGAGGCTGACTTGTATGTAGAGCCGGCGTAGTTAGGGATATACAGCTCAGCATTACCGAAAGTGCTGGCTGTCGCATCTGTTGTAGAGGCTTGGTAGGCAAGAAGCAAGGAGTTAGATGCAGAGGTTGGAGTACCCGATCCTGCGCCTTCTAGTCTGCGGCTTGATTCGCTTGTGCTGCTACCGTTGAAAGAAATTTGCATGATGTCGCCTACATAGCCGGAGCGAGTAATTCGAGCCGATATCTTGAAGCATAGGTCTGTGTAAGTGCTTGGGATGCTAGAGAAGTCAATACTAGTAACAGGAGAAGCCCCTACGGTATAACTTGCAATTAGTTGAAATGTATTAGGCATTATGCAGCCGCGATTCCGTAGAGGGTAAAGGTTGAGCCGGTAGCCCAGTCACCAACGCCAAGGGTTAGGTCGATGCGATTGATTGCCGCAGTAGAACGCCATAAGTTAACTGAAGCCCCAACCAAAGCTCCAGTATTGCTTTGATTGCTGTCGCGCGTAATCCAAGTCTTGTTAGTTGTTGTGTTTGAGTAATTCATTATTTGGATTGTGTTAGCTGTAAATATGCCGCTTGTTGTGCTTGCTGCTGGATACCAAAGACCAGCGTTACCTGCTGACTGATTAGAAGCGCGAGCAGATGAGGCTGCGCTACCATCTCCATAGAGATAAGTTACCGAGTAGTTAGAACCTGAGTCAGAATTAAACTTGATGTTTCCATCTACTGTGTTTCCTGTTCGAGTTCCACGCCCAGCAATTGCAAGAATAAGGTCTGTGTAAGCGCCTGATATTGAGCTAAAAGTAACTGTTGTTGCTGCGCTTCCCAGCGTTGTAGTCGCTATCGGGGTGTATGTTGATCCGGCTGCCATGATTACCCCTTAATTCCGTATAGTGCGAATGATGAATACTGTGCAAGGTTTCCGGCTGTTGCATAAATACGGATAGTGCTAACTGCTGTGCTTGAGTTATACCAAGCGCCGGAAGTAAAATCCACATGACCTGAGCCGTTGTTATCGCCGCCGCCTAAAGCGCGAACAGTCTTATTCTTATTGACTGAGCCGTAGTCGAGGATATCCGCAACCCCTACATAGAAAGTATTAGATGGTGAAGGTGCTGCATTTCTAGGCATACCGATATACGAAACAGAAGGATAATCGCTAGCTGACGCACTTGAGCCGTTGCCGCTAAGAATATGCCAAGAGTAATTAGAAGCTGTGTCTGAGTTAAACCTCATGGCTGTCTGATAAGCATCGCTGCTGTTCTTTACCATGTAACGAATTTGTAAATGCTTATAGGTCGATGGAATAGAAGTAAATTCTACATAAGCCGTTCCACCTGAGCCAACGAGTGAGGTCGCAATTGACTCATAACTGTTAGTTACTGGCGGTACGCCCGTACCAAATAGTCCTGCTGTGATTGCTCCAATCACTAGCCGATTGCTCCTGCGACATACCAAACATCTGTTGCTGTCTTAATGCAAACGGCTGTCTTGTACTGAGCCAAGGTAGGAGAAGCTGCAACTGCACCTGCTGAGAGAACTGTTGTTGTGCCTGATGTAACTGCTGAGATTGTGCAGAGTCCAGCGCCTTTGTTAAGGACTGTGATTGCTGTGCCTACTGGGAAGGCTACTGAGGCATTGGTAGGCAGCTTGAACGCTACGGCTGTTGCCTTGTTCATAGGTACTAGGACTTGATACTGATCGTCTAGGACTGCTGTGTAGTCTGCTGTCTGATCTGCATCGACTGTAAAGGCTACTAGCCCGTTAAACATAGACGCAGTTAGGATATCTCCTGTTGCTGCTGGAAAGCCTGTTGCCATTTATATCTCCTAGTAAGTCATTGCGCTCACGCCAATTATACCGCGTTCTGCGCTTCCTATAATGAATCCATCGACTATGGGCTCAAGTGTTGTAACTGTGCATTGCATTGAGTTAGGGCTAATCTCCCACTTCAATCCCTGCACTTGCAGGGTCTTAGTGATTAGGCTGCCGTCTGGCTGTATATTCTGAATCCGGACATTGGTAAAGTAATCCAAGCCAATCATTGTGTCAGTTGGAACTGCTGGGTCTAAGAGATCGACAGTCATGGCATCGATGCGGATAGTCGTCTCAGCTCTAGTGGCTACATAAGTGGCAGCGATATTCAGAGCATTGGCATCGGTATCGATAACTAAATCTTGGGCTGAGTATTGATGCTGAAAATACTTGATTGCGCTGGCTGAGTTGATATAAATCTGAGGAGTGCCGCCTATTCGCTGCATACTAGCCTTGTTGATAATGAGCTTGTCATCGAAAGCAAACACAAGGTTCTTGTATGGAATCCCGCCAGTCTGATTAAACTCAATTGGGATGCCAGAGATAGATGAGGCTACTTGATTGCGGCTCTTAAATACTGCTGTGCCTGCGCCATCCATATAGAAAGCACCCTGCTCAGAGAACTCCGCGTTCTTAATAGCATCGAGGGAAGTTCTAAGGGTTGCTGGGTCTGCCTGACAGAGTGAGTTACCTGTAGCAATGGTTCTCATGCTTGCTGGGAACTCTACTTGGTCGAGAATCTTGCCTATGCGTGTGCCAGTTGCCTGTCCTGCTCCTGAGTCTGTGACGGTTGTGACTTGTGCAAGATTAAACAATCTAAAGCCATCTGCTGCATAAATATCGACATATCCTACGTTCTCAGCCTGATCGTAGAAGTAGCGGTACTCGGTTGTATAGCCTGAGAACAGGAACTCTTGCGCTGTCGCAGTTGTAGCTGCTACGCGTATCTTGCGCAAGGGAACTAGGTATGGGTAATAAATGGAATTTACATTCTGAGGGTTCCAAGAGCCGTCATTGTCAAACACACGGATTACTGCTGTGCCAGCCTGATAAGTGTCAGACTGGACATTGCGCCCGTTCTCAATGCTGATGCTGCGGACAATAGGAGTTAAATCAACAATAGGCTCTGGAACTGTAGATCCTGCAAGTGTGCCAGTTCCTAGAACTCCATACTTAGCATCGCCAATGGTAAAGGGATATCCGAAGGTTGCGCCTGATGAGAAGTCGAAGGAGACCGAGATGTTTGCTGGCAACGCCATGACTATCGACCAGTTCTATTTACTGATGAACCTATGCCTGATAGAGATGAATCCTGTAACGATGCCGCTACAGCCTTGCCATCAATCTGAACAACTACTGGGCGATTAAGAGCTGCAACTGCCATAGCCCAAGGAGTACCTGAGCCAAACTGTGATTCCATAGTTCCACCCGCTGATGGGTTAGGAGTTGAATAAGCAAAGCCGCTTGCGTTAGTTGCGTTGGTTGCAACTGATGGAGTGACTGGAGTAATTGGAACTGCTGCTCCACCGCCAATGGCAATGGATTGAGCCTTCTTAGCCAGCATATCCAGATAGGCTTCCCATGAGGCAAATGGGTTCTTAGCATCTGGAAGGCTAGCAAGGTATCCTGCTAAACGCTCGCCTAACCCTTGAGCCTTGGCTAACTCATAAGTAAGTCTCTCTGCCTCTTTAGTATTGCCAGTAATCAAAGCAAACTGAAGTTCTACGCGCTTGCGATCCTCATCAGACAATTTACCCTTAAGGGCAGCAATAAGTTGAATCTGCTCTAAGTCAAAGATTGAACCAGCCTTCTTAAGTGCTGCCTGTTTCTTTTGCTCATCGGTCAAAGCCTTCTGAGACTTAACCTGCTTAGTCTGCAACGCAGCTAGTTCCTTGGCTCGCTTGGCTGCTGCCGCTTCTGCTTGGCGCTGCTGCGCTGTCCGCTGTGCTGTGCCTGCTGGAGACTTAGATCGATTAGTGCTTGGCTTGTTCTCAAATGCACTAAACAGAGAACCGTTCTCGCCTAGCAAACCGCCAAGGCTTCCAACGAAGTCAAAGGCTCTGTAGAGCTTGACTAGCCCGCCAACAGCAATTCCAATGGCTGAGGTCATAGCACTAATTGACTTTGCTATTGTGTCGATTGTCTTTGCTGCATCAGTAGCAGTTGAACCGCCACCTATCTTTGCAAAGGCATCTACTAAACCTGCTCCGATTGTTTCCTGTGCATTACCAGCTGCGACTGTAAGCACTTCCATCTTGTAAGAGGTGGTTGTTAGGTAATCTTGAGCTGCTCCTGCTGAACGGGCAAGCATGATGCCGAGAATCTCATTGAACGATTTAGTTGTAATCTCTGCTCTAGTTAAGCCTGTGTTGTACTTAGTCAAGCCTCTAGTGATGCCTACATAGCCTTTGCCTAAATCTGTTGCAACGGTGGCTAAATCAATTCCGCTTGCTCGGCTAATCTGGATGGCATTGTTGAGAAGCTCTTGAGACTTGGTTAATGATCCGGTGGTGGTCAATAGACCTTGGAAGGCTGGTCTGAGAACGTCATCGGCAATTGCCGCGCTACTCTCAAGGTTAGCAATAAATTCTGTAACCTTAGTCTGAGAGAATGAAAGTCCAAGGTTATCTACTGCGCTGGCAAGTCTGCGAGCTGCTGCCTCATCTGCTGCAAAGGCTTTAACTGCTGCTTTGCCGTAAGAAACTAAAGCTGTTGTACCAAGGGCTAAACCAAGGTTTCTAAGTGTCTTGTTTAACTTCGATGCCGCTGTTTCGGCTTTTTTAAATCCGCGTGTGTCTGCCTTTGACCCAATGGAGATTGTCTCTTGGACTGGTGCTGCCATTATGCTGCCTTCCCAATTCCCTTAGCAGCCTCTACCCTAAATTGAGTTATGGCTTTATCAATGGCTTTCATTGTTGCGCCTTCAGCTTTGCCCTGATCCTTAGCCCAAGCGCGATAGATTAAACGCCCGCGACCTTTAAGGCTTGATACAAGTGGCGGCAGATTCTTAATGAACTGCGCACCGGCTTTAGGGTTGTTTGACTTGCTTACCTTGTTGCTGTTGCTTCCGGCTTTAGGACCAACCCAAGGCTGCCCCTGATCACCATTGCGACCAGCAGACTCATAGATAGCACCCACGCGGCTTCGGTTCTCAATCCTTGCCATGGAGCTAAACCCATTAGAGTTAATTTTGCTTGGCGTTGTACTGAAAGTAATCCCAGCTTTGATTGTTGCCGCGTTGTAGGTTGGGAATCGACCCTCGCTGAATGAACGACCAGCCCATCCGCGCATTGGCGAAGTAGCTGGTACATATCCCTTGGCTGTCATTACGACAGGGCGCAGGACTGCTGAGATCTCTTTCTTTAATGCTTTCTCAAGGTCAGGAGTAAAGCGGCGCATTGCTTTACGAAGGTCAGCGTTTCCGCGAATTTCGATACGCATCTTTCTGCTCCTTCGCTATGTCCTTAAGAACTTCTATGTGTGCCTTGAAAGCCATTGCCGACAGTTCGACAATGGTTTGAAACGGAACTCCATACTCGTAACTCAAACGAGTTGCAAGATAGGTGAGGGAGTTCCGATCTACCCTAAAGGGTCAGACTCTAGAACCTCAACTGACTTGAGGGTTTCTAGGAACTGCTCCCCAAAGGGTTTGACCGTTTCACCCGAACGACGGATTGCTTCCCAGCAGAGCCAATAGACATCAGATTGTTTCTGATCCTCTATCAGCGCCTTGTGAAAGCCTTTCTTGGCGTATTGCTCGAAGGCGTACTCAATAAGTGGAGTAATCTCGTACTCT